CAAAAAGGGGCGCATCCGTCGCGGCATGTTCGCGAAGCTGAAAACAGCGAAGTATCTGAAGGCGCAGGCGAATACAGACGCCGCTGAGGTTGCCTTTGTGCCGGGGGTCCAGAAGCTGGCCCGCGTCCATCACTACGGCCTGCGGGACCGCGTAAGCCGTCGCGGCCCAATGGTGAAATATCCTGAACGTCGATTGTTGGGAGTGAATGATGAAGTTGAAACATCCATTCGTGATGCCTTATTGCGGTGGCTCACAGATTGAGTTAGCGAAATATTTAAATGTTTCAACCTTCAATTGAATTTTCACCTACCGTGTTTTGTTTGAAGTTTTCCAGATAAGAATTCACTTTCAGTATAAGGTTTTCGATGTGATCTATTACCATATCAACCTCTTTTTCGGTAGGCTCATGTGACGTATGCGTTGTTTTATGTCTTATGTTGTCCCTATCTGTTTTAACATGATGCCATTCAAGAGGGGTTATTTCTGGAATTGACTTTAAATATTGACCTTTGAACAGCTTCTTACATCTATCTTCGAACCTATTAACTGCTGTTAAAGTCGATTCTATATCATCATCAGATAAGCTATTTTCTTTCATCTTATGAATTAAAAGCAGTCTGACATAATTCTCTAATGAAGCAGAGGCTTCGAGCAGGGCAGACCTAAATGCTCCTTTTGTTTTTAGATTTTTAGCTCTTATCAATAATAACTCCGATTGCTTATTGAAATGAGAATTTGTTAAAACCTTTTTGAATGCGTTGGTTTTTTCTTCGTCATGAACAAACAAAGTATTTCTCAGTATAGGGGGGAAAAGACCAACTATAGGTATAGAGCTGATCATCTCGTTATCACAAAAAAGCTGCAACATTATGCCATTTGTTAAGCCCGACGCTGCCTGATATAAGGATATCTCCTCAGCGAAATGGTCCCCAAAATGAACGCTATAATGCCTGATGAAATTATTAATTGCATCTATACAGGGCATGGCGCTAGTTGCTGGAAATAACTTGTTCGCTGTTTTCTCAATGCCTGCACGATTAACAATATCTTTTTTTTGATTTTCATTAAGGTTTTGGAACGTTTCTTTTGCTTTTTCCTCTGTAGGATACTCACTTCCCATTGGCATTATTCTGCGAATGAAATCAAGTAACTCTTGCTCAGAGACGCTTTCTAACTCACCTACTTCGTAACCACTTATGAAAGAAACTATGGTCCTAGCTTTAACTAAAGAGAGCGACTCTGTTAAATGCGGTAGTAAGTGCTCTTTTAATCCTATGGCAGCGGTTAGCTGGCAGGAGTTTACAAAGCGAACTAGAGCATAAAGATTATTATTAACATTCATTCTTATCAAAGAATCTTCATACTTAAAATCATAATCACCGTCAGAAAGGTTAATTATGTAAGGTAATTCTATTAAATATTTCGCAGCAAATATCATAAATCGTCGTCTTGAATATTTTGATGTGTGGTTCTCTACACATTGCCACAAAGCTGCAAAAAAATCCTCCAATCGCAATCATGTGTTCATGAACGAAAAACTTACCGAAATTATGCGCCTAATCACCAACCTCATCCGCACCGGCACCGTGTCCGAAGTGGACCCGGTGAACTGGCTGTGCCGGGTGAAAACGGGCGACCTAGAAACCAACTGGATTAACTGGCTTACCCTGCGTGCCGGCAGCACACGCACATGGTGGCAGCCCACCGTCGGGGAACAGGTTGTGCTGCTGAGTCTGGGCGGCAATCTTGAAACCGCCTTTGCGCTGCCCTCCATTTATTCCGAAGCCTTCCCGCCGCCCGACTATTCAGAAGACGGTGACACAACGGAGTACAGCGACGGCGGTTTTTTCCAGTATGACCCGGCCCGGAACCTCTGGCTTATCAGGGGAGTGAAAAACGTGCTGGTTGAAGGGGCTGAAAACATGGAGCTGAACACAAAAAAATTTGCGCTGAATGCCGATGAAGCCGTGATTAACGCCGCGATGAAGATTAACGGGGCCGTCACGCAGTCCGGCGGCGCAATGAGTTCAAACGGCGTCGTGGTTGATAAGCATGTACACGGCAAGGTTAAAAATGGCACCGACACGTCAGGAGGCCCGCAGTGATGTATCTCGGCATGAACCGCGACACCGGCGAAGCCATTACTGACATCGATCACATCCGCCAGAGCGTGCGCGACATCCTGATCACCCCGGAAGGCAGCCGCATTGCCCGGCGTGGTTACGGTTCGATGTTGTCCGCGATGATTGACTGGCCGCAGAACGACGCCACCGAACTGCAGGTAATGGCCGCCACCTATACCGCACTGAGCCGCTGGGAGCCGCGCATCCGGCTGGCCTCGGTAAACATCACGCGCAATGCGGACGGCTCAATGCAGGTTGATCTGAGCGGCCATCGCGCCGACGGCTCACCGCTTTCTCTGACGGTTTCAACGGGGGTGAACAGTGGCGGTAATTGATCTTTCCCAGCTGCCTGCGCCGCAGATTATTGAGGTGCCGGACTTTGAAACACTGCTTGCAGAGCGTAAAGAGGCGCTGATTGCGCTTTATCCGACGGATGAACAGGCCGCCATGCGCCGCGTGCTGGCGCTGGAGTCCGATCCGATTGTTAAAAGCCTGCAGGAGAACGTCTACCGGGAAATTCTGCTGCGCCAGCGCATCAACGAGGCGGCGCAGGCGGTGATGGTAGCCTACGCCATCGGCAGCGATCTGGACCAGATGGCCGCCCGCAACAACGTGCAGCGCCTGACTGTTACCCCTGCGAACCCCGACGCGGTGCCGCCGGTGGATGCGGTAATGGAATCGGACGATGATCTGCGCGTGCGCGTGCCGGAGGCGTTTGAGGGGCTGAGCGTGGCCGGGCCGACGGGCGCGTATGAGTTCCACGCAAAAAGCGCCGATGGCCGGGTGCAGGACGTGTCTGCAACCAGCCCGTCACCGGCGACGGTGCTGATCACCGTCCTGAGCCGCGAAGGCGACGGCACGGCGGCAGCGGATTTGCTGACCACAGTGAATACCGCGCTGAGCGCAGACAGCGTGCGCCCGGTAGCCGACCGGGTGACGGTTCAGGGGGCGACCATCCGCAGCTACAGCGTGAAGGCCAGACTTCACCTGTTTGACTGGGTGGCCGCCGGTCCCTGCCTTGAGGCGGCAAACGCGAAGCTGGCCGCTTACCTGACCGAGCAGAAAAAGCTGGGCCGCAGCGTGCGGCGTGAGTCATACGGGGCGGTGATGCGCGTGGCCGGAGTGGACTGGGTGGAAATCACCGAACCGGCGCAGGACATCATCATGGACCGCACCCAGGCGGGTTACTGCACCGGGACGGATGTGTCCGTAGCGGGCGATCAGGGGGTGACATGAGCAACAGCAGCCTGATGCCGCCCGGTTCGTCTGCGCTTGAGCGCCGCCTGGCAGAAGCCTGCAGCGGCATTTCCGGGCTGAGCGTGCCGCTGCGCGACTTATGGAACCCGGCCACCTGCCCGGTGAGCTTTCTGCCCTATCTGGCCTGGGCGTTTTCGGTGGACCGCTGGGATGAAAGCTGGGCGGAAAGCGTCAAGCGGCAGGTGGTAAGCGATGCGTTTTACATCCATCAGCACAAAGGCACCATCAGCGCCATCCGTCGCGTGGTTGAGCCGTTCGGCTTCCTGATCCGGGTTATTGAGTGGTGGAAAACCAGTGAGACGCCGGGCACGTTCCGGCTGGACATCGGCGTGCAGGACCAGGGCATAACTGAAGAAACCTATCAGGAACTTGAGCGGCTGATCAGCGATGCGAAGCCCTGCAGCCGTCACCTGCTGGGGATGTCCATTAACCTGCAGGTCAGCGGAGAAACACGCATGGCGGCGGCCAGTTATGACGGTGATGACCTGACCGTTTATCCGTATACCCCGGAACTTATTTCCGTCAAGCGGTAAGGCGCTGCCGGTGATCACCCTTCAGCGCAGGGACGGGGACAGCCACCGCTTCACGCTGGCGGACCGCGACTCTTACACCGGCGTGATCGCCAGCTGGCTGCACACCCGCGAACCGGCAAAGAAGCCGGTGGCGAAGGTGAAGCGCAGGCGACGTAAAACCACGGCTAAGAAGAAAGAGCCGGAGGCGAAGCAGGGGGATTACCTGATCGGCACGGATGAAAACGTGCTGGTACTGAGCCGCACTTACGCAAACCGGGGCAACGCAGAGCGTGCTGCCAAAATGCAGTGGGAACGCCTGCAGCGCGGTGCTGCGACGTTTTCTATTCAGCTGGCAAAGGGGCGCGTGGAGCTATATACGGAAATGCCGGTGAAGGTTAGCGGGTTCAAGCAGCAGATTGATGCCGGGGAATGGATCATCACAACGTTGACGCACAGCCTGAGCGCCGATAGTGGATTTACTACCAGTATCGAACTGGAAGTCAAAATTGACTCATTAGAAATGGAATAACACTTTCAAAAGTACTCAAAAGCATTACAATCCATCGGAAAGTTCGTAAAAGAGTTCAACTGCGAGGTGTATCAAATAATGATGAATTGTCCAATATGCGGGAATGCGGCTCATACTCGCAGCAGCACTCAGATCTCTAAGGAAACTAAAGAGCGTTATAACCAGTGCCAGAATATCAACTGCAGTTGCACCTTTAAGTCTTTAGAAACGGTGTCATCAATCATAATGACTCCGGGTGATGTGAAGCCAGTGCCTCCGCATCCAGGTAGAAATCATCAGCAAATGCTTTGGCTATAAAAAAAAGCGAAAAAAAACACCCGCAAATGCGGGTTTTTTTCTGCCTGAAAGTTAAGAATTGTGCCGCCATTTTGCCGCCAATCACAAATAAAAAAATGTCTATTACATTGAAAAATAAAAATATTTTATGTTGTACTCAAAATAGACCGATTTTCATGCAGATAACACTCTGTAAATACTGACTTTGGCGCAATTGTACCAGAAGCGCTGCTGAATCAGGCATAATGAGCATGATTTTACACCAGACGGCGGAGATTACGTGCAGGACAGCGATCTGACAGAACAGTTTCTTGATGCGCTCTGGATTGAACGCAATCTGGCGCAGAACACTCTCTCCTCTTATCGCCAGGATCTCCAGACGCTGACCGGATGGCTGGCGCATCATCAGCTGACGCTGCTTAGCGTGGCGCCGCTGGATCTGCAGCAGTTTCTGGCTGAACGGCTGGAGGGAGGCTACAAGGCGACCAGCTCAGCGCGGCTGCTCAGCGCCATGCGTCGCCTGTTCCAGTATCTTTACCGCGAAAAGCTGCGCCCGGACGATCCCAGCGCGCTGTTGTCAGCACCAAAACTGCCGCAGCGTTTACCGAAAGATCTCAGTGAGGCGCAGGTCGAGCG